ATTTCGCCCATTGCTATACCTGCGACTTCCATTGACCATCGCTGCCAAGCACGTACCAGACTGGATTGCACTGATTTGTCTTGACCTTTTCAGCGCATGAGTAATTTGCCCAAGGATTGCCAGTCTTAGCACTCACGCCTTCACGCCAGATGCGTGAGCCATGAACGCAACGTGGAGCAGCTGCGACCAGTTGGCTACCTAATTGCCCGGCGATCTTGCCAATGTTATCGGCTGCTGTTGTAAAGCCATCCTCGCCAAATGGCTTGCTCCAAGGGTCATCATCGATCGGCGGTTCGGCGTATGACTGGACGTGTTGCATTGTCTCTTTTGTGGATTTCTCAGTGCCGCCCATGATCAGTGCCATCACGCGCATCAAAGCTGACGTACAAGTATCCTCAATCATCCAGCGGCGCATTTTGTCGCTGTAAGCGGCTGCGTAGCCATAAGCATAATCCACGCCTGCTGGCTCAAGTTCGAGTTGATTGCGCCAGCCTTTTGCCTGCACTAAGACATAACCCTTGACCGCATCGAATTCAACGATCTGAGCATTGAGCCGACCTTGTGGGAATGTAGCAATCCATCGATCAGTGCGATCTTTGTTGCCTTCGTAATTATCCATAAATGCACTCATGGTCGTGTTCGCTTGCTTCCGGCAATCTTGCCGCGTATATAACCAACGCGATTGCCTTCTTTGAGTCCTAGTGTGTAACCGCCTGCAAAGCCAAGAATTATCCCAATGACAATCCACATGGCTACTTCGCCCATTGTGTACATGTTCGCTCCCGATTCAGGGAACTACTGCACTTCGCTCCCTAATAAAAGGATGAACTAATGCGCTGACATTGTAAAGAACTATGCTCAATCTTGGGCGTGTCTTAATCCCTATTTTGACCAATTGCCAATTCTAATATCAGCTGATCCAATCGAGCTTCAATGCGACTGATTTGATCCTTCATGCTGTGACCAGAATTCGGGGAAAGTTCCAGCATAATTGATTTGACTATGACTCTCATTGACGAATAGATGGCGGTCAATACCGCCAAGACAAGTCCAACAACCGCCGTCCATTCGCCCACACTCACTTTTGTCGCCCGAAAGCCACATCATTTGGATTAGCCCATCGAGCAAGTACTGGGATGACTCCAGCTACTAAACCCATTGCTAAATCACGCGGATTGGAATTGCCAGTCATCCAGACTGCTAAAGCACCAGCGATCGATGCTCTCGCCCATGATGCCAGCATTGCCTTTGCTTGTGTCATTTGATTTCTCCTTTGTCCAAGCTCCCGATGAGCGCAGCGACTTTCGCTTTGCTCAAAGTTATCTCAAAATGCATTTCATCTGGTCGCCTAAAGTCGCCACCCCATCGCAGACCATATTTTTTTGCCAATGCTCGGATCATCGGAATTTTTGCCAATGGAAATGTGCCAGCTTTGCCAAGCGGATGTTTAGTGGCATTTAGATCGATCGCTGTTCCACTTGCATGATTGCTCAATACGGTCTGACTGCCCTTGACTTGTCTGTAGCAAAAACCCCAATCGTCAAGACTGCCTTCATCGATCGGCTCAATCAGCTCATGGAATTCAGCTGCAAAGCCGACCAGCAATGGCGCAACTGCCTTATTGCATGTCAGCTTGATCAATGTTCCCGGCACTGGAAATGAGTCAATGTCAATCTCAGCGCGGACTTTAGATGCATCCCATCCGTTCTGAGATTTATTCATTGAAGCACTTTGACACTTCCACCGAAATCAGTCATTTGCCTAATTTTAGTCCTTCGGGAATTTCTTTTGAATAATTCCATTTGGAAATAAAAACGCCTTGACCGTCAGAGTCATCTTGCAAGCCAATAGTGCCTATTACTGGATGAAAGTCGTCATCTGTCAATTCTGGATAAACTTCCATAATTTTTTGATATAGATTTTTTGCCATTTTAACTCCTTAGAAATGATCCTTGAAATCTTGCATTTGGATAACCCAACGCCGTTTGACTTGATGCGTTGTTTGGATAACAGTAAAGTTCAACATAATCTGTCGTTCCGTTGAAATACCATATTGAAGCAAAACTTGGCGCATAAGTTCCAGCACTTGATCCAACGCCAAAATCGTCAGCACTATTTCCATTTTGTCTTACACTCAAATAAATCGGACTGCCAGCAACATAAAGCGTTCCGGATATTGAATAATAGCCAGCTTTATTTGGGGTAAATCTTGAGTTAGTAGTATCAAAAACCGAGTCGGTATCCCATTTCGCAGTACCAGTAAAAGTCACTTTCGTGTTTGTATTGCCTGCTAAAGTTTGACTTGCGCTTTTATTGGCAGAAAATGTAGGACCGCTGGATGAAGCAGGGGTAGCCCACTTCAAGCCAGTGGCTTCCGCTGAATCGGCTGTCAAAACTGTGTTGTTTGCCCCAACTGCCAATCTAGAGAATGCGTCTGCTCCAGTTCCACCAATTAAATCACCTTTTGCATCAATAGCCGTCGCCATAGAATTTGTGACCGTTACTGTTCCAGATGTGCCGCCGCCTGTGATACCAGTTCCGGCGGTGACGCCAGTGATGTCGCCTGTATCATTTGCGACCCACTGAAAATCCAAATCCGTTGCTGATGTTTTTGCCAAGATTTGCCCGGTAGTGCCACCAAGCAAATATTGGAAATCGGTGTCAACCGCTTGTCCAAATACTTCAAAGTCTGCTGGTAAATCGGTGACCAAATCAGTTGATGTTGGCATTTGCCAACTGAAGTGTGATGTTGGATTGCTCATGTTTTCTCCTTATGCAACCTGCGTTGCGTGTTCCCAGTCTAGTGTCGGAATTACTGTTTGCCATGTTTCGACAATCGGCACGTCGTTCCATCTCATTGCTTGCAACGAGTATGCCAATGGTGAAAGATTGAGTGTGACGCTTATTTCGTTAAAAGCGGCTTGAAATGTAAAGCCCTCGACAAAGCCAAGATATGTGCCGGATGACATATTCAACGGCAGATCGGCAATACTTACTGGCATTCCCATGAATACATTGATCAAGGCATCTCGGTCGGCATCGTCTATCTCTGGGTTGGTCAATTGGTAATTGATTGTGCTCAAGTTAAATTCTGGAAATGCTCGCAGCTCCAGATAAAAATCTGCCTGATCTTGGGCATCGGCTTGGTGCTTGACTGTTGTTGTAAAGATTTGCGCAAGTTGCCCATAAATGCCAACCGATTGAGAATTTAATGCGCTGACCTCTGATGCTGAATTTGTGCCAAATTTCAAAGTGATTGTATTTCGGACATCCCCTGCTCGCGATTGGATGCTTAATCCTGCGCCTTGAGCATGGTTGGCAGTTAAATCAACGTAGCCATTTGCCGCAAGATAAGTTGTGCGATGCGTCGAATCGGCATACCCAATTTGCCCAGTTGCGGATTCAAAGATGTATCCCAAGCCGCTATTGGCTAAAGCTGCAACCAACGAATAGACATCTGTGCGATCAGACGATCGGGCTGCCAGCTCATAATTGCCGGGCGTATCAATTTCACCCAATCCAGTATTTTCTGCATCTTGCCATTGCGTTGTTGGGTCATAGGTTGCCCATGTCAATGCTTGGGGAACTTCTTGCCAAGATGCAAATAATACTTCCGAAAGAATTGTCAAGATTTGGTTGCCGTCAAAATCTTGATTCAGAACGCCATTTGTGAGAGCCTTTGGCAATCTAGCCAATGCGCCAAGTGCAATGATCTTGACCCGTTGAGCAAATGCAACGTTGCCAAGTTCTGCAACTGCGATCGTAATATCAACAACCGAGCCGCCAAATATCGGCACGAATGCGGCGTTTGAGTCTTGCAGTTCTACACTCAAAGAATTGTTGATGTCAATATCCACATTTGACGCGTCAAGGTTTATTAGCTCAATGCTTATGTAACCGGCTTGGGCTTGCTCGTAAATGTTATTGCGTCCTGATGTAATTGTCAGATTTGCTAAGACTGATGATTGGTATTCCACGCCATTGATTGTGACCCTATAAACTGGATTAAATACGCTCATGGCTTATGCGAACAACAACGCATTTGCGCCGTTTGTGCCCCTAAAGAATGATCGATTGAGTACATCAACAACGCTGCGAGCTGCTGCCTCTGGATCGCCCACAATGCCTTGATTGACCGTCAGATTGACCGTTGGTCTGGCATCTGGCGTGTTCATAGACATTGGATTAAAGAATGATCCAGCCGCGTAGCTGGAAGCCGCAACCGCGCTGGAAGCCGCCGCAGATACACCGCCACCGCCTGATCCGCTTACGACAATCTTTGGCACAACTGGGGCGGTGATTGTCGGAGTTGTATTTCCTAAGACGCCAGAAATGCTGCTAAATGTGCCGGGCGTGGATGTGATGTTCTTGATTGATGGGATGTCAGCACCGGGCTTGATTAAATTGATTCCGCGAATGATTTGATTGACTGCATCAATGGCAAAGTTCAAGATTGGCTTAATTGCCGCCAATACTTTGGCAAATAGATCAATCACAACCCCAGCAATGTCGCCAATGACGCTGAGTGCTGTGCCAATAATTTTGCCGATTACTGGTGCTATTGCTTTGACAACGTCAAAAAATGATTGAAAAGCATCTTTGTTGTCTGAAATTGCATCTTTTACCTTTTCAAAAATTTTGACCAATCCTTGAAAAATTGGAGTTGCAAAGGATCTCAAAAGTTCAACTGTTTCAGTGATACGTGTGCCCAATCCATTAGCAGATTTGGAACTAATTGCATCTGAAAATTTTTGTACAATTGGCAAAATGTTGGTTGTGATTAGATCAATGAATTTCTGCAATATAGGCAGCAATGCAAATCCAATGGTTTCAACACCTTCATCAAATGCCACTTTCAATCTTGCAATTCTGCCTTGAAAAGTTTCTGCATTGGCTGCCGCTGAGCCACCAAATAAATTTGAAAGCTTACCTTGGACATCTGTAAAACTCATCGCCTGCAATTCGGTGGTTGATAACCCAATCCCCAATTTGCCCAAAGAAGTTGTGTTGCCGTCATAGGCTTTACCCAAAGCATTTGCTACCGAATCCAGACTTTTGCCCGTCGATTGAGAAATGTCTAGCGATAGATTGAGCAAATCTTGAGCCTTAGTGACGTCGCCAGTTGATGATGATAACCGCTGCAATGCTGGTCTCAACTTGTCATCTGCCACACCAGTTGCCAGAGATGTTTGTGTTATTTGCTTTTCCACTGATGCGATCATTGCATCGGTTGCGCCAGTAGCATTTTTCAACGCAGTTGCAAGTCTAACTTGAGCGGCTTCATCCTCAATTGCGGCTTTAACGCCATCAATTGCAAGCTTGCCTGCATAAATTGCGGCGGCAGCGGTGGCGGCTGCAAATGCGGCGGCAGCTTTACCACCAAAATTGGACATTTTTGAGGATGACTTTTCAACATCATCATTTGCCGCTTTAAGAGATTTATTGAGCTGATCAACGTCAGCAAGAATTGAAAGCTTTAGAGTTCTACTTTGACCCGCCATCAATACTCCTTCAGGATTTCGCTAAAGGCATTCTCCCATTTTGCGATGATATTTGGTTGCTCGGCTCGCAGCGTTGGATAAATAAACCAACCCTTTGATCCTCGACCTTGGCTGCCCGACCAGATTGGGAATTGCTTGAATTTGTTTGATCCAAATTCATAACCGCCCCAAAGTTGCTGGGTTGTGCCACCGCCTGAAAATTTTTGCGATGCAAAGCCAAATGATAGTTCACCAATCTTTGATGATTTAGATACACGTGATCCAGCGGCAATCCTGTTGGCTGCATCATTTGGACGCAGATTTGCGGCACTGACAATCTTGCCTTGTACGTAAGTTGCTAAACCACCGCTCACAACTTTGGCTTGGGCAGTAGCTTCCGCATCCATTGCTTTGAATGCTTTGAGTACGCCACGCAGATCACCCTTGTCATAAGCGATCGCGTCCTGTGCCATTTCGCTTCTCCAATATCTCGATCGC